CCGCCTTTACCGCCTAATAGTCCTCCGAGAAGATTAAGCACTATGCTGCTCCGCCTGTCATCCAGCTAATTATCCAGATAACAACGATCGCTACAATAGCGGCCTTGATCCAATCTTTCATCTGCCAGTCACTCCACTCTTTAATGTGTGACCATAGATCTTTTAGTAAGTTCATAGAACCTCCTTTGTTAAAACAGAAATTATACTATTTTACGCCTTTAAAAGCTACTTTTTTAATTTGTGCATTGCTTGTCTGACCTTTTGGACCACTACCTTTGTTGTCTTTTACAACAAAAGCAGGAAATGTCATTGCAGCATCCGATCCAACTTTCATTGTTGGAAAAGGGTTTTTTGCAGAAACAGTAGTCATTTTTGCATTTTTAAATTTCATTTTTTACCTCAATGTATGGTTGGTTTATCATCATTTAATTCTTGTAAAGCATGTTCTATAAATAGTAAAGCATCCTCTTCTGCATAACCTTTTCCTGTAAATAATTGTTTTATTTTTAATACTAAAGCTTCTGCCATAATAAGAGCAGATGTTTCGTTTTTCACGTGAAAACTTACAAATTTATCTATATGATCTAAAAATATATCAAATACTTGTTGAGAAATTAATAATTCTTTTACTGGTTGATTCATTTACCCCGCCTTTATAAATTTATTACCATCCTTATTCATCTTTTTCAAATTAACATTTGCTCTAAGTTGAGCAATATCTTCAGATGATTCAATTCTTGCTTTATCTATAGTATCTTTTTGTTGTAGTTTTTGTTGATCAAATCCTAATTTTTGTTGATCCAACTGTAGTTTAGCTTGATCATTCATTGCTCGTTGTTGCAATTCTTGTTGTTTTAACTGAACAATAGGATCTGGTTGACCTTCTCCACTCATTTGTTGTTGAAGTTGTCTTACTTCTTGCATGAACTGTGCTTCTAGTTTAGCAATCTCTGATTCTTTCATATCATCTAATTTTTCTGCTTGCGCTGTTTGACCCATTTGTTTCTCTGCTTGTTCTACTTGCGAAGAGACCATTTCTTTTGCTTTAAGACTTACATGTTCTAAAATATGCTTATTTAAATCAATCCCTATTTGTGGCATTAATTGAACAATGGGAGACATACCAAAGCTAATGTGGGTTTGAATATGAGCATCATGATTTTGTCCTTCGTAGGCTTCTATCTTATCTGAATCAATAAGCTTTTGATTTTCTTGTGTTGGGCTCATTGGTTCTGGTTTTTCTAACTTCATTATTTTATCAATGTCACTTACACCAAGTGCCTCATACATTCTGATGTAGGCTTCTTTTACATCATGTAACTGTGGCGCACTTGTTGCTAATTGTAATTGTGTTTGTGCCAATTGAATTCGTTGCGACATAGAAAATATATTTGGATCAGCAACGGGGATAACATCAACTCTATCATCAAAGTCTGATTGTTTTATACTTCTGTCTCCTCCAACTACTTGATAAGGATATTCCTCTGGTAAATAACTTTGAATTACTTTTGCTAAAAGTTTAAATTCTTTTTGCATTGAGTAATACATTCTTTTGTGAATACTACTCATGATACGCGAACCGCGTTCTAATAATGCAATAGTCGTTCCAACAGGTGCTCCTTGATTTGCATCACCAACTTGCATGTCAGCTATCTGAGCAAATCGTTGTCCTGCCTGTACAACAAATCCTAATAATTGAAATAATGTTTGCGATGGCTCCTTATAAGGAAGAGGCATTAATCCATCGCGGATCGCGCCACCCGGTGCATCAACATCCCTAAACTCTCCAGGTTGTAATGGGGAATCATCATCTTTAATGCGTAAACCACGTGCTTTGAAACCTGCAGGTAAATTTGATAACGTTCCTGCATCAATTAACTGACGAAGAGCTTGTGTCGCGGTTCGTGATAAACCACCAATTAAATGTATTAATCCAAAACCATAAAAACCTAATCCCGGTAAAAATTTATAATGGACAAAGTATTGTTTCTTTTTAAATGTTTCATCACCTTCATCATAGTTTCTACGAATACATAAAATTTTTCCTGATTGTTCATCAATAGTTACAATGTAAGGAATTTTAATACCTGTTGGTTTTCCTTTATCATCTTTATTTTCAAAACCCTCTATGTCTAAATCTACATGAAACTCCAAAAGAGTGTACATGTTTGTTTCCCCTGTTGCTTGTATTCCTTCAACTTGATTAATTTTTGATTTTATATCTACACTTGAATATGCTCCATCATCCGGGGACGGTGGACTAAGATCTACATCTAAGTAAAAACCTGCCACTTGTTTTTTGCGAATATCATTTTCTGATTGTTTCACCACATGTGTAATGCGATCACAAGAATCTAAATCACTTGCTGTGTAAGGAACAACAAGATCTTCGGCTGGGACAAACTTTGATACAGCACGTTCGAGCTGCCCATCGTAGTAAACTTTTTTAAAAGTAGAACCACTAAGTGGTAAATAAAATAACATCTGATCGAGCTCAGGTGTATACTCTTCCATCACATTGGTGATTTGAAAATTCATAAATTCTTTAACGCGTTGTGATTGTTGATACACTTCTAATGTTTCTTTGCCCATGACACGTGTTCTGACCGGGCCACCTGAAGGCATCATTTCTTTAAAAGCTGTAGAACTAAATTGTGTAACTGCTTCTGCTAATAAAGGGTGTGTAACCCCACTTGCTCCTTGAAAGGGCTGAGATCTTTCATCATATTTAAAACCTAATAGATCTAAACCTTTTGTATATGTTCTCGACCATTCATCTCTAGATGTTTTATCATTTTCATATTCGTCCATTAATTGAGAAGAAATATATTGAAGATCTGAGTCTTCCATGTCTTCCGCTAGATTGTCATAAAAATCATCGTTCGCGTCCAACGGTTCGTCAGAAATGACAGTTTCTTCAGAAACTATTTCTATATCAATTGGGGATTCATTTTCAATAGCCGTCTCTAATGTATCACCGAGCACGGCTTCTAGTTTTTTGTCAATGTTATTTTCAGCCATAACTTTTTATATCCTATTCACTAATACAAATCTAGTCCTTAGTAATACTCATAGGTTTTGTATTCTTTCAAAGGATCTTGATAATCATCTTTTAACGAAAGAAAATTACCTTGTCTATAACGCATCATTGCTTGAGTCATACTATCAACAAGGTCATCATGCTCTCCATATGGGAAAGCAGCGCACTCTTCAATCATCTCTTCACTAAATTTTTTCCCTTCTGGAGCCCAAACTTGTCCAGCTTCAAAAATTGGAGAAATGGAATTTACTCTTGTTAATTTGTCATTCCCTCTTGAAGGAGAATAACTAACAACAGGGATTCCCACTTGACGCAGCTCTTGTATCAATGGTTGTCCACTTGCTTTAGCTTCAACAATAATCGTTTCTGGTTCCCAATAATTATACTGCTCAAGAGCAATCTTTTTTAATTCTGGAAACTCCCAACGATCCTTCACACAATCTAATAATATAATATTGTCTTTACTAAACTCTGTACGAAACACACCCCAAGTACTAATTGCACTAAAATCTGCTGTTTCCTTTTTACTAAAAGCTGTATCATAACTTTGTATGATGTGACGCAGCTCAGGTATTTCTTCTCTTTTCCACATTTTCCACCATTCGCGTTTAATGATCGCCCCTTCTTCAGAAGTTGGTTTTTGTTGATATTGTGCTTCCCACGACATAACAGGTAAGTTTGCTTGAATTTTCTCTAACTCTTCTTTTTTCCAATACTCTGGCCAAATTGGTTTACCACTTGGTAGTATTGCTGGGAACTCTATAACTTCCCATTCATCTGCTTTTACTTCTGCTTGTTGCCTTATTAATCTCCCGGTCAAATCTCTTTCAGACCATCTTGTCATAACAACAACTATAGCTCCTCCGGGCTGAAGTCTTTGTCTTGGTCCAGAAACATACCACTCAAATGCATTATCAAAACTTGTGTCTGTTATACTTTGCTCTGAATGAGGGTCATCGATGATAAGTAAGTCTGCACCACGACCAGTAATAGCACCGCCAATACCAGCACCAAAATATTCTCCTCCATGATTTGTGTCCCATCGTCCAGATGCTTTTGAGTCTGCACGTAAATACACTTCTTTAAAAATTCTTCTGTACTGTTCATCATTCATTAGGTTTCTCATCTTTCTACCAAACCTATATGAGAGCTCTGCTGTGTGTGTTGCTTGTATTATTTTTGTTTTTGGTTTCTTACCCATGAGCCAGGCGGGAAACAAGTACGAAGCAAACTCAGACTTAGTGTGTCTTGGTGGCATATTAACAATTAATCGTTTTAATTTACCAGATGCTATCTCTTCAAACTTTTTTGCTAATACATTATGGTGATAACCATCGATAAATTCTGGCCAGACCTTTTTGACAAAGTGCATAAAACTACTTTGTGCAGCTTCATCGTCATCATGCATAGCAATTGCTAGCATTAGCTTCAATTCTTCATCAGAATAGTTTTCAAAATTATTATTATTGGATACCATAGGGACTCCTAGGGCCTTTTTATACTAAAAAAGGGGGTACCCCCTAGAAAAATCGTTTCCATATGAAAAATTCATGGCTGAAAATTTAAAACATGGTCACAAGCGCTCTAAATAAAAAAAGGTGCCTGGATCCAGGTTCTCATAATCGGCTGAAAACAGCCATTTTTATCATTTTTCCTAAG